GATTGAAGCGCGTACAAATGCGTTCGGTGAGCGGGGCAGGATCTACGCAGAATGTACTATGAGCCACGAACGAGGCCGGATCTTTAACGAGGTCTGCAAATACGGGTCGAATACGCTTGTATTTATACCCTGTAACCATTGCGGCGAGCATGTAGCGCCCGAGCGCGATAGCCTTAAAGGGTGGCAGGACGCTAGCAACGTTATGCAGGCCAGAGAGCAAGCGGGGTTTTATTGCCCTGAGTGCGGTGCAGAATGGTCTGATGAGGATAGAGCAAGGTCTATAGACAAGCCCGCCCTGGTCCATGAGGGGCAGGAAGTCGATAAGGCGGGCAATATAGACGGCGAGGCTAAGGCTACCGATACCCTGGGGCTTAGGTGGAACGCTATGCACTCCAGGCTAGTACGCATGGCAGACATAGCAGAGAAAGAGTACAAGGCAGACATATCCGATAAGGCCGAGGATAAACGCGGGGTGCTGCAGTTTATTTGGGCTTTGCCCTACGCAGATGATTTGCTAGATTTATCCGATGTGTCGCGTGATATGGTCCTTGGCAAGATTGGTAACTATGCCCAGGGTATGATTCCCCGAGAGTTCCAGGCGCTTACGGTATTTATCGACGTGGGCCTGTATAGGTGCTGGTGGGTAGCTATTGCCTGGATGGATGATACCAGGGGTCACATAGTAGACTATGGGCAGATAGAGGTATTCCAGGGCCGGGAAAAGAAAGATTCGGCGATACTTGCAGCGCTCAGGAATTTTAGAGACGATACGATAAACCAAGGCTGGCAGGTAGAGGGGGACGAGGGCAAAGTAGTTACACCCGAGGTAACCATGGTAGACTCAGGCTACAAGCCCGAGGTGGTCTACATGTTTGTAAAGGAATCGGGGCAGGGTAGGTATTATGCGTCTAAGGGCCTTGGTAGTGGCAGAAATATGCGCCAATGGTCGGCCCCAAAGGCAGCAAAGGGCCGCATGATTGGCAACAATAGTATTATTGCTATGCAAGAGGGCGGGATTAAACTTGTTGAAATGCACGCGGATTACTGGAAAACTGAAGTACACCAGGGTTTTGCAGCCCCAGAGGGTACACCAGGGGCGATAACCTTGTATAAGGCAGAGCGAAACGAACATAAAGGGTTTGCCAAGCAGGTCTGTGCAGAGGTTAAGCAAGAGATTTACGAGCCTGGAAAGGGCACTAAAATAATCTGGGACGTAAAAGATAAGAATAACCATTACCTGGACTGCGTGTATGGCGCACGGGTAGCGGCTGAGTGGTTGGGAGTTAGTTTAGTAGCGAAAAAGCCCGTGCCAAAGCGCAAGAAACAAGCGAAGGCAAGCGGGCATAAAATCAGAACGAGGTATTAGCATGGCTAAGAAAGTTAAGAAAAAGGTAGAAGCCGAAACGGCGAGCGAAGAGAGCCAGGGACCGGCGCCAAAGAAAGACGAGCGCGCAGAGGCCAGAGGTAAAGAGGCAGGCCGCCAAGCGGATAAAGCCCAGATGGAAAAGGCGCTAGCGATTGTTACCGCCCTTCCATATACCGCGGGCGTGGGTCCATATCGTGAGGCTGTATTGTCGGCACTGCGTAGCGCTAAATAAATAATCGGCAGGGCGGGCCCTCTACCCACACGCCGGTAAGGTCCTCCAATTCCTTACCTGGTCCGCCCTGCCACTTTTTTAAGGTTTACCGATGGCTAAAAAAGTTAAAGAGCCCAAGGCAGATAAAAAGGTTTTTTCGTTCCCGTCTAAATCGCGTTGCCCCAGGTGCGGCACGATGAATACGCGCAGGGTCGGAGAGAATAGAGGCGGGAATATTCAGTATAGGGTATGCACTGCGCCCGTATGCGCTAAGCGTTACTCTGAGTTTGGGAAAGAGGTTTGATTGGGTATCGTACCGCCTGACATTCCCATAGTTTATAAAATTCGGAACGAGTACAGCGTTCCCATTATGATAACAAGTCGTAACCCATACGCGGTCATTCTAGACGGTGATAATAAAGACAAGTGCGATAGCTGCGGTAGCTCCCAGAAATGGAGCGGGCTATTATGGTGGATTAAGCCTATTGGCTGTATTCGCGATGAATGCGCTAATCATTGGGCAAAGCGTGGATTCTGGGACAACTACTAATCAGTAGACAAAATTTATACACCTATTGTCTTTTTGACAAAGGGCGCATATCTTCCTAGTAGCAGGAAGGGCGCGGGTCTTCGATTAGATACCCGCGTGGGCACTTAGCTTATAATGGCATTGGCTCCCCGCGCCCTCCTGATTTTTATGGGGTTCCGTTTGGCTTCACCCGCTTGGACTTACTCGGACTGGATAACCTACGATAACGGCAGCCTCACAAGGCTTAGCCGTTTGCGTCTCCATATTCAGGAAGTTTCCGATTTTATTTCTACCGGCGATTATACGGTACAGGGGCGTAGCCTCGATAAGAGCCAAGTAGAGCGCTACCTTGAAAAACTGATGGCAAAAGAAAAAGAAGAATCCAAGGTAACCAACGCCGTAAACGGTAAGAGCGCGCCCTTTGTAACTGCAAGGCGCTCGGATAATGGTTAGCCGCACGCGCAACAAAAAGGGCCAATTCTCAGCCCAGGGCGCGAAGTTTAGCCAGCCACATAAAATCGAAATTAATAACCATAAGGACGGCGCCTACGGATCCTTTGGCTACGAGTCTATTAAGAGTATCGGGCGGGACCGCAGAGCGGCCAGCAGTGGTAACGCCGTCTCCCACCAACGTAACGATATTAGGCGGCTTAGGGATCAGGCTCGATACTTCCAGCGCAATAATCCTATCTTTAAAGGGATGCTAACCCAGGCGTGCAATTTCATTGTTAACGATGGGTTCCGGGTTCAGCCTGGGAGCGATGATGCGGAATTTAACGCCGAGGCGGAAAAGCTCTGGATTGACTATTGGGTCAAGGGTAAGCCCGAGGTACGTAAAGTGCTTAGGGGTAGGCGAATTGAGAAACAGATCTGTAGCGAGTTGCTCGCGGTAGGCGATACCGGCATTAACAAGACTAACCGCGGCCTTATTCAAATGATTGAATCAGAGCAAATCTGCGATGCTAGGCGCGGCGGCCTTGGCGATGGTATCAATAAAAACGCGCTAGGGCAGCCCACCTCATATAATATTTGTACCTACAATACAGACGGTTTTCTGCGGGATTCGACTTCGATAGCTATCCCCGCAAAAGACTTTCTCTTTTTGTCGGATCCAGACCGCCCGACCGCTTATAGAAGCGTGCCCCCCCTGCAGGCGTCTTTTGCTATGCTGCATCGTATCAACGATACGCTAGATGCCGAGGCTATCGCATACCAGATGCTTTCGCGCATTGTCGCTGCAGTTACCAGGACAGACGGCGCGCAAACTGCATTCGGCGAGAGTGAGGCCAACGAATTAAAAGAAGGCGATACAGACGGGCAACTATCTACCCGCATTACGGATATGGATTTGGCTATGCTGTTTCACGGCGAGCCGGGAGAGGAAATTAAAGGGATAGACCGAAATATCCCCGGTAAGGATTTCCCGCAGACTATCCGTATGTTCCTTAGAATTATGGGCATCCCACTAGGTATGCCGCTAGAGATTATTCTATTAGACGTAAGCGATACGAATTTTAGCGGGATGCGTTCAGCTCTAGAGCTTTCCTTTCAGAGTTTCCGCCAATGGCAGGACCTGATTATAGAGGAATCTCTAAATCCGATTTATGATTGGAAGATATTACAATGGGTGCGCGAGGGTAAGTTAAAGAATCCTCCACCCGATATGCTTAAAAAGGCATGGGCGCGCCCCTCGTTCCCTTGGATCGACCAACTTAAAGAGGCCCAGGCGCATGGCGTCAAGGTTGACCGGGGCTTTTGCACATACAGCGAAACGCTTAAAAGCCTCAATTTAGACTACGAGGTACAGATTAAAGAGCGCGAAAAAGAGATTTTAAAGGCTATTGAGATAGCTAAGAGAATCGAAGATGAAACAGGCGTCGTAGTTGATTGGCAGACCTTTGCAGGTATGAAGGCAACGCCCGACCGCGGACGCCCCCCAGGTTCCGAACCCAATAACCAAGCAGGCCGCGAGCCGAACGGGGGTAGCTAATGAGTGATAAAATTTTGCAGGGCCTTAATAACTTTGACTGGTCAAAAGCGCCAGAGTTGACGCCGTATACCTGGGCATGTTCGCCTATTCATCTACGCAGCTTGGCCGATAAGATTTCGACCGTGCGAGGTGGCGTTAATCTTGATGTAGTCGCTCAGGCGGACGAGGCAGCACTTACCGATTCGGGTATGGTCTTGGCGGGCAGCGTTGCTACTATCCCTATCCGCGGCTTCCTGATGCCTACAGTAGCCCCGATTATGAAAGCAGTCGGAAAGATTTTCGGCACTGCGTTTACGGGAATGGACGATCTACGCTTTAACATTGCGGTAGCTCTTGCAGACCCAACGATTGAAACGATCATACTTGACGTTGAATCCCCAGGCGGGTCTACAGGCGGGGTAGCAGAGGCAGCAGACGCAATTTTTGCAGCACGCAGCGAAAAAAAGGTTATAGCCTCTGTATCCAATATCGCCGGTTCTGGCGCGCTCTGGCTTGCTAGTCAGGCTGAAGTTATTACCAGTAACCAGAATGCAGCTATCGGGGCTATCGGCGCCTTTACGGTAATGGTCGATTCATCGAAGGCGGCAGAGGATGAAGGATTTAAAGTTATTCTAGTTTCATCCGGTGAGGTAAAGGGCGCGGGTACGGATGGCGTGCCTATTCCAGATGCAGCTATTGAGAATAGACAGAAATTTATCGACGATATCGCCGGTAATTTTATTGAGAGTGTAGCGCGTGGGCGGGGCATGGCGGTTAGCGCTGTGGAAAAACTCGCAGACGGCTCTATATGGTCGGCCGAGGTAGCTACTACCCTTGGCCTTGTTGATGGTGTTCGCTCGTTTGACTCGGATTTAACGGCGGGCATTGATGGTATCTCGGGGGCGCTAGCTCTTGAGGGTAATTTACATGGAGAAAGCATTATGAGTAATTCTGCTGAAAACCAGGGCGCCCCGAAAACCGAGAATATTTCGGCGCCCGTTGAGGAAGCTAAGGCCCCAGTGGTTGAAGCATCCGAAAAACCTGCGGAAACGCTCGCGGACTATCGCGCTGCTTTCCCTGGTGATCTTGAGTACGCCGTAGAGGCTTACGAGGCTGGCACGCCAGTTATCGAAGCCAAAGCAGCATACGCGGACAAGTTGGTAGCCGAGCGCGATGCGCTGGCCGCTGAGCTTGCGACCGCAAAAGAAGCGCAGGCAGTCGCCGAAACGGCAACGCCAAGCGCCCCTGAAGGATCAGAGCCGGTAGTTAGCGAAGGCGAAGGCGCCCCGCGAGCAGGTGGCGATAATCCGCTTTTGGAAGCAGGCACGCGCCTGTTTGAAGAAGGCAAGGCCAAGAGTATTACCGAGGGCATGAAGATTGCCAACCGGCGCAACTCTGGTTTGTACACGCAACAATTAGAAAAAAGCGGCCAAGGTACACGCGGCTGCTATCACGTTTAAGAGGAGACAGTAAGAAATGGCTAAACAAACAGAAAGCCCTGTCACCTTCAACGCTGGCGAGGCGCTTGCGCGCTATACCCGCGTGAAGCTCGGCACAACTGGCCGGGACGTGGTTTACGCAGATCAGGCCGATTCCGGTGCTTATATCGGTTCGACGATCTTTGACGTAGCCTTGGGTGATAATGTGGCAATCGTTCTAAAGACTTCTGCAAAAACTTTTAAGGGTACGGCGAACGGCGCTATCTCTGACAAAGCTGCAGTTTATGCGGGAAACGACGGCAAGATTAGCGCCAGCGTTTCGGGCAATCAAATCGGTATCGCTGTACAGGCTGCAGGCGCAGACGGCGACATTATCGAATATCTCGGGACCGGCTTCTAAGCCGAGTATAGAAGGAAATAAAACATGGCTATTCAAACATCTTCCTATGCTAACCCCCGTGCCGACCTGGGCCAAGCGTTCCAAGATTTCGACGGACGCGATGAGGGCTTTATCGGTATGCAGGTCCTTCCTATTGCAGAGACTGCGCGAAAGGCTGCGACATTTAGCCGCACCACACGCGAGGGTAAACTCAAGCAGGAAGAAACCAAGCGGGCAGCAAAGGGCAATTACAATCGCGTAGACAGCGATACAGAAGATCATCCATATTCATGCGCTGAGCATGGTTTGGAAGGTTGCCTCGGTGATGACGAGCGCGCATTTTTCGTAAACGACTTCGATGCAGAAGTTGATACGATTGTTGGCGTGCGTCGTAAGTTGCTCATGGCTCAAGAAAAGCGTGTGGCCGATAAGGTCTTTAACGCTACTACTTGGACCGGTGCGGACTTGTTCACTGATAATAGTGGGTCTCCATGGTCCACCATTTCTACCGATGTTATCGGTCAGATTATTGACGCGGTTGAAAAGGCCCGTCAATTGACAGGGCTTAACCCTAATACTCTGATCGTTAGCGCTGCTCAGGTTCCGAATCTGTTGAAAAATACCGGCATCCGGGCACAGTTCCCAGGCGCCGAGGTTATTACTCTACAGATGATCCGTAATGCAGTGGCCTCGATTGTTGGGGTTCCCAACATGCTCGTTGGTGGTGGTATCAATGATACTGCTGCAGAGGGCCAGAGCTTCGCCAGTGGCGATATCTGGTCTAATACTTATGCAATGGTCGCTACGATTGCTGCAGAAGGTTCCTCGATTCGTTCCCCCGGTATCGGCCGTACTATGCTCTGGACTGAAGACAGCCCGGAAAATATGACCGCTGAGAGTTACCGCGAAGAACAGAGCCGATCATGGGTGTATCGTACTCGCCACAATGTGGACGAGAATATTATCCATCCTGATTACGCTCACTTGCTGCAAATCGAGGTCTAAGCCCGAGCCATCGGTGGCTTAGTTCCTCACGCCTGGATAGGTGCAGCTTTAATGCGCCTATCCAGGCACCTTTTTACAAGGGTGTGATAGATGCCGTTTAGCTTGGATGAATTAGGCGACGATGCAGCTAACATTATGTGCGAGCAGGGGGAGACGGTAACGTATAACCCTCTCGGCGTAGCGGGCTCTGCTATTGAGGCTATCGTTTTGCGCGAAAGCGTAGAGCCCGAATACTTTTCGGACGGCGAGCAGAATACGTTAAACGCAAATGTACAATGCGTTAAAGCGGACGTACCAGCAGCAGACGATAAAGATTCGTTTACTTTCGACGGCAAGACGTGGGCAGTTATTAAAGTCGCCGACGATTCCGAGACTAGTTTTTTAACAGAGTTTGAAGTTAGAGCGTTTGTTCAGGACCGCATAGGCGGCGACCGTGAAAGAGTAAGGCGCACATAATGGCATTATATTCCGGCACTTTACCTACCCAGGACACAATGGGCAGGGCTGTAGAGAGATGCGAAAGCACGCTTTCTACCCCTCTAGCCTCTGGCGTTACTACCGGGATCCCCGTAGTAGATGGCAGCAGATTTCCCGCAAGCGGTGGCGCGGTTAACATTGTCATTAACGGCACTACGTCAGAATTAGTTTATTATACGAGCAAGACGGGCAACACGCTTAACGGTACGATTACCCGCGGGGTATTCTCTACCGACTCCAGCCACCTTATCGGCGCTCGCGTGGTCCTTTCTAACTCTTCCAGAATTACAGAAAACATAACGGATGAGGTGGCCGCTATAGCTGCAGCCCTTGGTACGAATATTGAGGGCGCGTTTGCCGATGCAGATGCGCGCTTTGTAGCTCTAGAATCTGGTGGGGGTGGCGATCCCCTCGTATTATCTAGCACCGCACAAACGTATTCTATAGCCATCCCCGAGGGGCAAGAAATACGCCTAGACGGCGTGTCCGGTGGTGCGTGGATCAAGGGAATGACAAACGATAAAATCGAGTTTGGCAGAACCGATACAACGCAGATGTTTCTACGCGCTGGCGGGTTGCACTTGCGTGAGGAGTCGCTAAGCGGTGGCGCTCGCTATATGCTAGAGGATGAGCTAGGCGGAGACGCTGGGCAATTTCAATACGTCGGCGGCGCCACAGATGTTTTACAGATAGGCGCGGCGGACAATTTAGGCTCTATGATACAACGCATTAGAATGGTAACTCACTCGGCGGCCACTAACGTAGTTGTAGGCCATGGGGTTTCGTCAATCCCAGCTAGCACTACTTTCCATGTAGACGAGGGTACAGGCACAACCGCCTACAGTATGAATTCTGATGCACGTTTCGTTTGCGACGAAGACGGTACGAATGGAACGTATTTCTCGGGCAACGCTACGCAGTTTAATTTGCAGGTGGGCACTACGCTATATAGGTTCCAAGGCGAGGAATTAGAATTCCGGGGAACGTCTGCGCCCCGCTTCGATTTCCATATAGGCGGCTCACGCAAAACGCGCATAGAATATAACGATACGGCCAAGGAAA